GTCAGCAAAGTTTCCTTTTATGTTACGCGCAAATTGGCGCGCGTCGGCATTCGCTTTGTCAAGCCCTTCCTTGAACCCGGCTTGGTTCAAACCTAGTGCTATAAGGAGCTGTGAAATATACGCCATTATGGTTGCCTTTTCTTATACTACCTTTTCCGTTTAACGGAAAACTACTTTGGTGTGTACGTCTTCTTGCAAAACACACTCAACAGATAACGTCGCTGCTGTTCCGGCGTCAGCTCGCACATATCAAAGCCTGATGACGCTGGAGCAGCGCTACTGCCGCCTTTGTTTTGCCAATCTGGCACATAATCTAGCGGTGAAACCGCTTTCCTATCTGCGTCACCGAACGGCGCACAGTTGACGATAGTTGCTGCAATGATTCCTGCATTTAATCGTTCTCTGTTATGCTTAAGCTGCGACCGTTTCAACAGCGCGTCAAACTCTTTGAGATTCAGGCTGCCAATTTCATCTTCTGGTATGTCGAGATCGAAACGAGCAATCGCCCAAATCTCAAGCAGCGTTATTGGCTCTCTGTCGTCGTCTCCTCTATTGTCGGGAAAGGGAGTTCTTTGCCCGCCTTTGCCGCCTCCATATTTGCGCGGATTTTATCGGCGCGATCTTTTGATAGAGAGCGCAAAAACGCTTCCTGACAAGCATTGTGAATGGCTGCCAATTTGTTGGGAGCGATGTTAGAGCGCAGCGACACAAGCGCAGCGTGTGTTGATAGCTCTGGCTGGTACTCGCGTAGCGCCGCCCAGAATAGCGCGGTTGTCGTATTGACGGATGGGGTGTCCCACACACGGCTCATTTCCGTAAGCATGGAAATGCCGGTTTCTAACTCAAACGTAACTTGAGCGTTCAAGTCAATAGCAAGTTTCAAATGATAGGTTTGCAGATTGCCATCGGCGTCTTCGACTTCTAGCGCGAACGGCACAAACGGAGTTTCTTTACGGCGAAGCAGAGACTTTTCCATCTTCAAAACACTCCTTGCACTTGGGTACTTCATCTTTACTTCGTTTTCTAGTTGACCACTTGTTTTCTGCTCGAACACGTTTCATTGTTTCTGAAGTTCTACGTCGCACATCATCAGAAATTACTTTACCTTTTTGTCTTTCCGAGTTTTTCCGGTTTGCTTCTTCACTCGGGTGTTTACCAAGCATGGGATTTACATGCGTTGCCATGTATAACCGCAATCTTTCGGCTTGATTATCTTTTACGTCCTGCGAACGCGCTTTAGCTGCTGTTGACATTTTAGCTTTCGATTCTTCGCTGTGTTTCTTTCCCTTAAATACACTTGTCTTGCCTTTGTTTGTTATACTTACAGCAGCTTTTGTACTCTCAGGACACTTTCTTCCATATAACGGATTATCTTTTCCTTTTCTACCAAACATAGCGTTCTTCTTGCCGTGCTGGTCCTTATTGTGCGGATGCGGTTTTCCAATATGACTTTTCCGCATCTTCTCCCGTGTAGCATCAGAATGGTGCTTGCCATACAGCGGATGCTTTTCACCCGCACGCCCAAGACAACCGTCTCCACCATCAGTACAGTTATATCCAATTTGATGGTTAGTGGCTTTGAACGCAGCAATCAACTTTATTTCTAAAGCATCCATTTCTTCTATGCTATCGCACACACGAAGTGTACTTTGAATAAAGTTTTCCGGTTTGTGCTTGCGAATGGCGCGAGAGATATAATACGGGGCGTCATTCATGGCATCGCGCACATGTTGACGCCACCGCATCTCTAACGAAAGGACGGTCTTACCGACGTAGATTTTACCGTTCGCAAGGTTTGTAATTAGATATACAATCATACCTACGAAACCTTACGACCCACCGGAAAATGAAATTGCCCCTGTTATTTTGACCTTAAATGCAATCGTTGCTTCTTTGCTTGTTTCCAATCCGTACTCAATGCTGCTGATGTAGCCGGTGAACGTAAACGTTCCCAACGTAGTTGGAAAGCCCTGAGCAGCAGACGGAGGAAGAACAAGCTGCCACGTCACTAGCGTAGCGTTGTTGAAGAACCCAATCATAGCAAGTTCGGAGGCACTATTGGGGAGATAGTTGCCGCTCATCGAGCACTCGCCAGAATCGGCCATTGTCGGCAGCCATTCTTTGACATTTCCGCTTTCCAGGTTCGAAACGTCGGCCAAGTCATACTTGGCTCCGGAAAACGCAGCAGTTTTTAATTCCGATGCCGTTGTGTATGCAACAGACGGTGGATTGGTTGAATACTGAACAACCGTTCCGCGACCTGCAAAAGCTTTAGAAGTTGTGTAACCTGTGTAACCTGCCATCGTTCTACCACCTTTCGTTTAGGTACTTCGTTTTACTACAGTTCACCGCTATGCACACTCTCAGCAGAGTGTTACGCCTTCACACTTGTTCCGCTAAACGGAAATTTATTTATGTATCTGTGTCTACGAAGATGAACCGAACGTCGATGTGTGTACTGTAGAGCGTCCCGCGAGGTATTGGTTCAGCATCATCAACCTCTGACTCTATCCACGAATCTTGTACTTCCGCATTTCCGGTAGAGAGTGGCCCGTAGCAGCCATTCAGTGCATATTTGACATACTTGGCTAGTGTCTTTGCCTGCTTGTATGGCGCTCCAAAACACGAGAATCTTAACCTTGCTTCTTGCAGCGCGTTTGGTCCTTGAAAGCTTGTCGTCAATGGCGCTCCAAACATCTGCATCATGACGATGTATGGCATAGTGCATTCTGATGGTGCAAGTGTAGGAAATATCCCAGTAGTCTTGTCAGAGCGCGTTGAAGGCGTGCCAAGCTGACTCTGCACTTGGGTGTCTGCCGCGAGATATGCTGCCAAGCCTTCAACGAGCACGAGCTATCCTTTCAATTGTGTTGCGGTGGCCCGCGGTCCGGCCGCTCCGGTAAATTGTTTGTTACCTGACGCTGCTGCTTCTACTTCACCAGCCAAAATACGTATGACTTCATCGAGCACCATGTTTTTGTATTGCTCAAACGCCGTTTCCATAAACGGTTTAGCTGGCAGTTTGCTCGTGCCAAACTCTAAGAAACGTGCAACTGATGCAACAGCGATGCGCCCGATTTTCGCCATCTTTCCATTCTTTTTGTTTTTCTCTCGATAGCCGCCGTCTGCATCTGGGTAATCAATCTTCCCTTGCGGCCCGATGTATGCCCATGCCGCGAGCGGATCGCCACGATTGGCAGAGATTCTCCAGCCAAAATGTTCTCGCAGAAAACCTACCGGCGCGGCAGGTGTGCCGACTTTAATTACACGTGCGAGCGTAAAAATTCCGGCCTGAAATATCTTTGCTCCTTGTGCTAGAGCACGACGGATGCCTACTTTAGCAAGACGTTCCGGTAGCTCAGTCAAAGAATTTTGCAATTCCTCAAGCCCGCTAACCTCGACAGTCACTACTTCGCCGCTACCGTATGGCATTATTGAAGCCCTGTGGGTACAGCAGACGTGTTTTGCTGCCTGCTGTCATTGACCTCTAGCGTGAGCAAAATAAGGCTTTTATTTCTTTCGTCCGCATTTTGACAAGCCAGAATTTGAAACACGCGACCTTGATACCAAACTTCCATCGCGGAAGTTACGCCGGTTCGTTCTGGTGCTTTTCCAAGATTCAGCCAAGTCAACCCCGTGCTTGGGTTGCCATCTGCCGTAGTCTGCCCTTGCGTTGTACTCCACGTCGGGGCTGCAGCTCCGGACAAGCCGCCTGCGCTCTGTACTTGCTGTAGATTGCCGTTACTGTCTTTGCACAACGCACCTGCCGAATAGTTGTTCAACGCTTGCCAGCTTGGGGCTGCGCCGATGTACCTGATAACAATCTGATGGCTGACGGTAGATAGTTCTTGTCCCGCCGCTAGCGTTTCTTGTCCGTTCAACGCTTCTATGCTTGCCCAAACATTTGCATACACAACCACGTTAGAGAGACTTACGCCGCCTGTGCTATCCTGAACCTGTGTCAACTGCACAAGGTCTATCTTGTGCCGCAGGCGGCCAGCCATAAGCACTGGGGTGTTTCTCTGCAAGATGTTCCCGAACGGCATTGCAATCCTTTTCCGCTAAACGGAAACTACCCTCTGGTTCCAGCGAAGTCCGTGACCCGCTTGCTCCACAACAGCATCTTCACATGGTTTGGAAGCTCGCGCATATTCAACGGTGTAACTGACTCTCTGTTTTCGTAGAACGAAGCCGTC